CCAAACCACTTCTTGAACGTAGGTGTCCTTACAGTATCGTACTGAACATCAGTTAGGTTAGACCTCTTTCCGTTAGGTGCTAACCTTTCTGTTCTCTGCTCACGGGTTTGTGGGGTGTCTTGTTTCTGTTCCCTGGCTGATGGTTTCTTTGGGAGTCCATCAGCATCTTCGATTATCATCCCCATTGGATTTGTCTTTATTGTACCTACATCTCTGACAAAAAAGAATCCAATTTTTTGCCTACCCATTTTAATAGCATATTCCCCTTTATCTATTTTTGATTTTTTTGTTTCTAAATTTTTATAAGAAATTCCTAACTTTTTTGTACTTAAGTTAGTATCTATATCATTTTTATTTATTTGTACAAAATATCTTAATATCCCATTTTTATCTTTTCCTTGCTGAACAACAACACCTCCTGCTTTCTTCCAAAAACCTATTGCATCATCTTGAGTGTATGTCAAAATGTTTTCTATTTTTGGATTGTTTTTAAATATATCTGATATTATAGATTTACCAAAGCCTTGACGCTGTACTCCTGTAAAAAATCCTCCATAAAAAAATACTGAATTTTCGTATACTTTTTCTATCCTCTGCTCACGGGTGGCGGGTTTGGAATCGGCTATTTCTCCACTAGCATATGACAACTTAGCAGTCCTTCCGTACTGAGACAATGCCATTTTTGTTGATGGATGTTTTTCAGAATACTCTTCCCATGAGAAAGTTTTCCCTGATGCTTGAGTTAGCTTAGGGTATGTTGTTTCAATATTGTACGCTCCATCTAAAAAGAAAACCTCTATCTCTTGGTCAGAAGATATTTCAGAAGGATATGACTTATGATAGAATTCATCTGACTTAGGGGTAACCTTTGCTGATAAAGTTCCTTTTGTTCTCATTACCATAACAATATCCCAAAGTTTCTTCGCCTTCTTTGTTTTCTGTTCCTCAAACTTAGATGCCACTTCTGATATAGAACCTGCAGTTGGAAACTTTCTTTCTTCAGTAACCTTAGGGTCTCCTAATATAGCCTTAATTATTGCCTTTCTTTTTTCAAATGACAACCTTGATTCTTCAATAATTTTTTTAGGGTTATCTATTGATTCAGGATTTGTCGAATCGTAATTAGGGTTATCCACTTCCTTACCTATCAAGACATTATTCAACTTAGTAATCATAGTCTCTATATTGTCAGACTTTTTTATATCTAAGTCAGCCTCAGTTAAGTTTACAGATTTTAATGAAAGAGCTTTTTTGATATATTGACTGAATAATTGTTTAGTTACCTTACTAGACCTTGACCTTAAATCAAACTTCATAAACTCCCATACAGTCTCAAACATATCTTGGTTACTCATATGAGAATTTGGTTTCATTATGATTGGTGTAGCATAAATATATCCATCACTGTCTCTATTGGCATTCATATTACTAGATATACTATTTGCCTTAGATAAGGTCCTAGATGCCCACCATTTTCCTGTTATTTGGGGGAAGTATATTCCACCAAAAAATTTAAAAACAGGGTTGTTATTAGGGTCAGATATATAAGCTCCTGTCATCCTGTCTGACTCAAGTAGGTTTGATTTTTTACGATTAAAAATACTTAGACTTACATTATCCTCTACAATTGTATTTGGATTGTTTGGAAATCTTTTTAATTCTATATCTAATAAACCTAAATCTTCCCTTGGAGAAATTCCATTAATCTCACCACTAACCTCTCCTTTTAATATAGAAACATCCTCCTCGGTTATCTCCTCCCCAGACTCAAACTTACGAGCCAATGTGTTCAACAGGTCAATGACATCCTGGTCTGACTTACCAAAGTCCTCCTCAAACTTAAACCCTATCTTGTTTGCAAGTTTCTTTAACAGGTCAATAACCTTGTCTTTTGAACTCCTTGACAATGTCTTGTACTCGGATGATATCCTTCCAACCAGCTCGGCAAGTTTTTCCTCGTTCTGTATGCCCTCACCTTGGTCTTTATAGAGGGCGGAAAATGCCTTTATGTCTTTAGCCAGTTGACTGTTTGGGTCCAGAACCTTTTCAACGGACTTTATCATTTCTATGGCGGCCCTTGCAGCGTTGCTGTCGGTCTTTAACTTATGTAAAAAAACCGCATGAAAAGCCTCATGTGCGAGTGTACTAGCCCTTGCCTTGCTTAGGTTTATATGGATAGTGCCTTTGCCGTCTTCTATTATATAGGCCCCACCCCCAGACTTGCCAGTAATTCTTTTGTACTCGTCAGCGTTTTCGTGTAGAAGTATTCTAACCCCAGGAACCCTGCTCTTCAGGGAGTTTGCAACCTTCTCAACCCTAGACTTTATCTTGTTGACTATAGCCTCCTGCTTGTCACTCAGGACCTGAGACTTACCCCCACTGTTTGTGGCGAAGTTTGGACCATCCTCACCCTCGGTACCCTCAAAGAAAGACTCTATGTCTGTGGCCTCCTGCTTGTCCGTCTCTGTTGACTTATCCTCCTCAATCTTAAGGTCATTCTCTAGCTCAGTAAGTTGTTTCTGTAGGCTGTCTTTTTCTTTCTTGGTTATCGATTTGTCTTCAAGCTTTTCCTTTACCTCTGATATTTTTTTATTTATACCCTCTATAACCTTGTTAGAAGCCTCAAAGTCTTTCTCCTTTTTGGTAGACCTTTTTATGGACTTTTCTTTTAGGGCCTCAATTTTTTTGTTTATCTCTCCTATCTGCCCCTGCTCTTTCTTGGTAAGGGACTTATCCTTCCCTTCTATGCTACTCTCCAGAACCTGTCTTTCGTACAGCAGCTTAAACGCCTGTTTTTTTTCTGAGGTTCGCATGTCTGAGGGTATGGATTGAGCAATACCGCCAGCTATTTTAAATGTTTTTATTTTTTCATCAGCCTCTTCCCGTGTCAGGGAGCCATCAGCAACCTGTGCGTTTATTGACGATATATAGCCCTCCCTTATCTTGGGGTCACCGACAACAATATTGAATGCCTCATATACCATGTCTGGTAGGTCGTTACTGAACTCATCGTATGTGTTGCTCAGGCCAGTAACTACAGCACCTGGTGAACCTAAAATAAAGCCACCAACAGCCTCCTGTGCGCCAGCCATAGCTATATCCTGAATCCACTGCATTCCAGTGGCTGTCTCAAACTTCTCCTCGTCCTTTATGTAGTTATAAATCTTCTTCATACCCACCTCCGCAAACTCCTGTGCGGCACCAGTCTCTGCCTCAGCTAATCCTGCACCAGTAAGCTTAAGTGCGCCCCTGGTAAACCCACTCTTGATGTCATCCCTTATTATCTTATCAAATGACTTGGCGGTTAACTGCTTCCCAGCTGACTTAGTGAAGGCCCTTCTAACCAATCGGTTCATTACACCACTTGTTGCCTTCATGTTTCTGATACCAAAAGCCTCTAATGCTCCAGCTGCTATGGCTATGGGTGCTGATATTGCCATGCGCTCATTCTCTGACACATCGTCAAATTCTGGGTTGTTGGCCATCTCCTCCTTTATGGCTGCGTTTATTTGCGCCCCCATTAAAACCGTGGTCATTGAGCCACCAGTAGCATACCCAGCAACCATTGCTGGCAGGGACCTAGAAAGCCCCAGTAGTGAGCCACCTAAAAACGAATCCTGCTGCCCCTGTATATACTCGTCACTTACGTTTCCAGAGCCTATCAGCTCAACCAAACCATTCTGTATGGACTCCAGCTTTCCACCCTTCCACCTGCCGTCTTCTCCGTACTTTCTTTTTTTCTTTAGCTTATCCTTAACACTGGACTCCATGTCATCGTACACGCCCGAAGCTGTTGTAGTTATAACACCACCACCAAGAACCTCTTCCCCAGCCTCTTCTTTTAGTAATCCCTTTAACTCTTTAAGAATTAAATCAGAATTTTTATTTTCTTTTATTCTTTCTTTAGACTGCTTTTCACCCATTGATTTAGACTTCTTGGTTTCTTCGTAGTCACCGCTTGAAATCCTATTCAGTCTTTCCTGTTCCTCTTCAAAGGCATCTAAGTTTAACTCCCTGTCTGTTGAGATGTTAGCCTCAGACTCTGCCATACCAGAAAGCCTGTCGTAATCCTCTTGGGATATCCTTTCGTCAGACAACGCCTGCTCAAGCATCATGTCTGTGTATACTCTTGGAGTGACTCCACCGTAATCACCCGTCCCGATTGATACGTCAATCATTATATCACCTCCAGTTGCGCCAACGTCTCCGATACCCAGAAGAAACTGGTTGTACAGGGCAGAACTAAACTCACCCTGGTCCGTCTTCATGTCAAAGTAGGCACCAACACTCTGTGTCAGGTCCCATCTTCGGTCTATAAGGTCCCCCCTGTTGTTTTTTAATACGTCTGACATAGACTGAAACTCATCAACCCTGGCCTTATATGAATCGTAGTCAGCCTTTAGCTCTGGGTTGTCATCAAGGTCACCCTGGGTGAGTCCCTCAAACTTTTCACCGTAGGTACTAATCTCTTGGTATACGTTGTACAAGTCCTTTTCCTCTGAAACAAGTATATCCATGTCATCGTTTAAGGACTTTGTTGCCAACTCAACCTGTTCTTGGCTCATAAACCTTTTGGTCTCGTAAGCCTGTCTAGCCTCTATTCTCTTCATGGACTCAACGTCCTCTGAACCCCTATTTTTTATTAAAAATGACTTTAATTTTAATGACTCTTCATTAGCATCTTCTGAGCTGTCCAAATTAAACTCACCTATCTCTCCATTGGGTGCTGTTACGGTAACCATGTCTCCTAGCCCCGACTCATCAAACTCAAACCCGTGGTCCTTAAACCTATATTTAAGCTCTGGGACAACAGTCTCCTCCTCCCTAAACATAAAGTCCTTGTCTATGTCGGCAATGGCTTGGCCAAAGAAGTCTATCTCACCCTCACGCTTACCAGTGTTAGGAATTAAAGGGCTAAGGGGTGTGTTCCTAAACCTCTCAGCCTCCTCTTTTTCTTTCTCCTTTTTTTCCATAAGCTCCTCAAAGCTCATCTTTTCAAGAACATCCTCCTTAGGTATATCTGCATTATTTAAGATAACATCTTGAAACTCAGTAACCGAGCCTGGTGTCTTTATGTTCTTAGTGCTTAGGTACTTCATAAATTGAGCTGCGGTGTCAGGGTTCTCTAGCCCCGACTGAAACTCCTCAAAGGAGTCAGGAACGGACACACCCTTTGACTTAACATACTCATAAAACTGTAAACCCTTGTCTTCCATATTTTTATTTATCAGATACTATTTCGTAAGTAAACTCAGGCTTCCTGTTCTCAAGGTCTTTTATCCTTTCATTAAATGGTGTTATTGTCGTTCCATCATATGAAGAAGAGGACTCAGCTATAAACCTGTCACCGTACTCATCAACAACAACAAACCCGATGTGGTCAATTTTTTTACCTTGGGTGTTCATTAATATCAGGTCCCCGTCCGATGATTTATCTACGGGTATATTTGTTTTCTTTGCCAGTGTTTTGAACTTAGCTGCGTTTGTCATTGTAAGGTCGTAACTCTTGCCCTGTGCGTTTCTTACTGTGCAAACAGTTCCAGAGCAGTCTATTTCATCGACTGATGTTTTTACAGATTTATCGTCCTTCGTTGTATAATTACCAAGACCCTTTGCGCCTAAAACGTATGTCTTGTCCCTAACTAAATCCGCAAACTTTTTAGCGGTGTCAGAGCCTTTTATAATTCCCTCGTAGTTTTGTAGCTCTGGTATTGAGTCGCTGACACCCTTTACTGTGGGTATTTTTATTCCAGGGTATTTAACCACTTTTTTAGGTTTACCGATGGGTACATCCCCTGACGGTTTCTTTGTCTTGTCTGTGGGTGCAACCATCGGGTCAGTGACATCTGTTGAGGAACCACTTGCCTCACTAATTGATGCGTCTGGCAATCCAAACTCTTTTACATAGTCAACCGATGGGGCCTCTTTTCCCTTTCCGATACCTCCAAAATACTCTTGGGTGAAACTGTCCTTATCTTTTTGTGTGAGGTTATTAGCTTTAAAGAAAGCATAGAGTTGCTCTTGCTTTTCGGGAGAATTGTTATACTCAGAATTAAACTCCTCTTCACTTTTTTGAGTAAGATTGTTTTGCTTTAGAAATCTGTATATTTTTTTATCTTTTGGCATATCTTAAAACCCCCCCTCAGGAACCCCTATTAATTTACTAGCATTGATAACCGCCTCTTTTCTTTTTCTTTCATTATCAGTCTCTATATTTTGGTCTTCCTGACTTGTACTAATTTTAGCGTCTTTTACTTCTTCTTTAGTATTTGTTGCACCCTGTGTCGTTAAATCAAAGGGGTTTGGAGGGTCATTGTCAGCCTCACTTGTCTCGGTTCCTGCGGCCAGTGTTATCTCCTTAAATACAGATTTTAACTCCTTTTGAAATTCATCTTTATCTAAACCGCCAAGACCCATTTTAATCTCTTTTTCAATCATGGTTCCGCTTGGGTCTTTGTAGGTTATCATTAAATTATCAAAGCTTTCTCCGCCCTTTACCGTTCCGTCCACCTTGTCCAGCAGCAAGGAAAGTGCCTTGTTGTCGTTTATCTGTTTTGCTGCAAACTCGTCATCACGTTCACCTTCAGCGTTATGCTGTATCTTGGGTATTTCCTTAAGGTAGGCTGGGGTCTTGCTTGTCTTGAAGTCCCCTGCAACGTCCTTAACACCAAGCTGGTTGTAAACCTCCTGCGTAAGCTTACCCCTCCAGTTGGGGTCGTTTGGATTGTACTTGATAACCGCCTCTTCTGCTGATTCCTCCAAAAGTTTTCCTGTTTCTTTATCAAACCTAGTCTTAACATTATTAAACACAAACCCCTGTTTATCTTTATCCCAGCTTACACTTCCTCCCTTGCCTATGATTCCAGAAAGCATCCTTGCCGTATCTTCAGCCTCCCTCTCGTCTGTTATATCAATCTCACCAACGGTCTCAACAAACTGGTCCGCAAGGTTTTTCTTGTAGTTCTGGGTCTGCTTCCATTCTGGCATTGAGCCAGTCTCGTCTGTAAACTTGAGCTTCTCACCATAGGGCTTGACCACCTGTGGGTCATAAACACCAGACCTCTTCATAAACTCATTCTCTATAAGACCATAGACATCTTTATAGTCCCCCTCTGAAAGACCACCAAAAGATTCATTATCACTACTCATATCAAACTCCAGCTCACCATCCCCAAGGTATACTCTATTTCTTGTGTCACCATCCTCATTGACGCTACCAAAGTCTACCTTACCGTTTGCCTTGTATATAATGTTTCCATTTCCATCTTTTCTCGGTGTATCGTAGTAGTAGTTGCCGTCCTCGTCTTGCTTTGCGTATGTGTTTATAAGTACACTTGTTGACACCATCCCCTTATCCAGGGTGGTCATAAGCTTAGACTTGATAGCCCCTGCCATGTTTTGTTTTATTACGGGATAGTTTACCTGACTCACGGTTGCCATTTGCTCCGTGCCAGTCAACTCATCTACTATTGGTTCTTCAGTCTTTACCTCTATCATATAATCCGATGTAATCCTTCCGTCCTTTGGGTCTAGTATACCATTGGTAGCCGCTTTCTTCTCAAGCTCCGACACCGTGCTTGGGTTCTGATAAAACAATCCAAAGTTCTCTGGGTCGTTGTTACCCATCATAAGGTTTGTGACCTCCTCTGGCTTTATGGTGTATGTATCACCCTCGTTACCCATCTCTGCATTCAGCCTTCTTACAGCCTCACCCTTCATTACGATACCCATCCTGTGTCCAGACTTGTTGTCGTACTCCATGTCGTAAGACACCGAAACATCCTGACCAGATGCTGGGTTGGACGCAGCGTTTAATAAACCTAGGTATGGGCTGGTAAACTTTCTACTTGTCTCACCCTCTCCGTTACCACTAGGCATTTTCTTAAACTCCTCCTGTATGTATGCAACAGAACCAAAGTTAGTCTCAGAGTTCTTTATAAAGTCTGTGGCACTCTTTATATAAGCCTTATCTGTTTGTGTGTTGAACACAACATTACCCTCTGGGTCCATCTCCTCGTATGGTCCACTAGACTGCTTCAACCTAATCCTTGCGGCAGACAGTTGGCTTACCATGTTACTCATGGAGTCGTTGAGTGATGTGTAGTCAACATTGGTTTTGTTGGCAGCAGTTCTTATACCAGCCTGTAAATCAGCGGAATACAATGACTCCTCCTGCTCGATTCTCCAGTTAGATTCCTCACGCTTCTTGTTTATCTCCGCTAATCTCTTTCGTTCAGCTTCACGCTTTTCGTTCTCAAGCAAGGCCCTATCCTGAAAGGTTGGACCCTTGTCTGAAACATCTTTTACACCTGAAGCCGAAGTTGGTTGATTCCTATAACCCATCTTTATATATTTTTAAATTATCCCCCTAAACGACTAACCAATCCTGTCTTATCTAAACCAACCGCAGCAGCAGCACCTAAAAGTGAGGCATTGTTCTGCATAGATAAAATCTGCTGGTCCAGGTTGTATTCCTTCTGGTCTGACCTTGCCTCCTTGTTTGCCTCGTAGTCTAGGTCTGCGTTTGTTCTCTCCTCCTCAGCGTTGTAAACATACTCAATACCAGCCACTTTACCCTGCTGTATCCTTGTCTTTTCTGCCGCTATTTGTGTCTGTAGTTGTGCCTGACCCTGCGCCCTCATCTGTTGATTTGCTGCCTCTTGTTGTTCTATACTAGCGGTAACACCCTTCTTACTCTGTAGTGCGGCCTGTGCAAGTGCGGTAGCACCACCAGCACCTGAGCCTGTGGCCCTTAGTGTGTCTAGTGTGTTTGCCAATGCAGCGTCCGTCTGCTCCATCTGCATCTCAGCCGCCTTTGTTGCAACACCTAAGTTTGCATATGGGTTAGAGAATGTGCCACTCAGGTCCTCAAGGGCTGTGGACGGGTCAATAATTGCCTGTCTGTTTTCCTTTAACGCCTTTACCTCGTTAGCGGCCTCTTTTTCCTCTATCTGATATTTTTTTTGATTCTGTCTCGTCCTATTAAGGTCAAAGGCTTGGTCCAAAGCGGTACCGATAACTGGGAAAATACTATTTCCATATTGATTTATAATTTCCATAACTTCTTATTTTATTGTGATGAAAAAACATTATTAGTGGACACCGCAAATATTTGTTTTAAACCTCCAACGTCTGTTGTTGCGTCTGTCTTTACTTTTACTGTTGCGTAGTACCCCTTTATTCCTGACATGTCAACCCCGAATATAACCTCGTCAATTCTTGCGGTACTATTGTTAACAAGGTTGGAAACATACTTTCCTTCCTTCCTGTCAAACCCTGCTCGGTATGTAACCCCACCCTCTGTGTATGAACCCTCATCATAGCTATAGACGTTTGTAGTTATGTCTTGGTAGTCATTTAAACTAGGTGGACCAGAATAATTATTAAGGTCAATGCCCTGAGTGTCTGACTTAAAGCTTTCAACCTCCCAACCGTTTGTACCCTCGTATGATACGGTGTTAAAGTTCTTGGATACACTCACCTGAGGGTTAAACACAAAGGTTACGCTGGTGTCTGTCTGTACCCCGTAGAACTGACCCCTGTTCTTAGCCATACTAGCATCGTAGTGTCTCCATATACTACCACCCTTGCATGTGTAGTAGTTTGCGTTTAGCGTGTCAGCTAGGTTGGGTTTGTAGTCCCAGAAGCTAGTCCATCCGTTGTTGGCATCGTTAAATGATACCGTGTCGTATTCCCCGTCACCAGCAGATAAGTCGTTTACAGAGGGCTGTATGGATACAACATATGAATCTGAGTAGTTATTAAACCCACCCACAACCTTGTCCTTAAGTAGCTTGTACAGGTTTAGTGTACCAGTTCCAGTAGGTATAGACTGACTGAAGGTTATGTTTGCTGTAGTTGCTCCAGTTAAGGATATATCTGTAACATAAGCACCAGTGACACCATTATAGTTTCCGTATATACTCATGCCAAGCTCTATCAGGCTTACATCACCAACCGATAATGCAACAGTTGTTGTACCATTGCTTACAACATTAAAATTAAGTAGGTCACTTAACTTATAATTACTCGTTATTGGTGAAAATGTGTCCCTAAAGTGGTCCCTCATTCCATATTCACTAATTTCAGTCATTCCATCCCTAGACAACCTCATTACAGCGCCCCTTGACTGGTCAGTGAAGTATACCCTGTAACCCTTCTTTGCGAATGATTCTGGGTTCTTACTTATACCGTACTCACCAGCATACGGTGTCACCTGACCTATAACCAGGTCGCTAGAGGTTACAGTTGCGTCACCCTGTGCTGAGTATATTGCGGACTTGTCTATCAATGCCCTACTTACCTTGTCCTCTTGGAACACCATCAGGTTACCATCGTTGGTGTATATCCTCTGTATACTTCCGTATGTTGGGTCCACACTCTTTGTAATGTTCTCACCAATTGAGAATACGTTTGTCTCGTTGAAGTCTGTAAGTGCGTTGTATATACCAGAGTATGTAATAGAGTTTGATGATACTATTTCATCGTCATTCTCTTCTGTTATGTAAGCCCTTACACCATACCCAGCCTCTGTGTTGTTGTACCCACCCCTAATCCTAGACTCCTCTAAATACCACATGTAACCTGTAACTGTTGATGCTGTTTGAAGCGATGTTGTTGAGGTTTCTTTATTATTTGCAGGCCATAGTATAGGGTTTGGAGTAATACTATCTCCGTCATAAGGGTCCCAAGGTAAGCCAGGCCACATAGCAATAAAGTCTACGTCATCAAGAACCTTCTTTAGAATAAACGAATTAAAATACTTTACCTCTATTAATGCACTCATATTAGTCTGTTCTATTTATCACGATAGGTGGCGTATCGTAAGTTATTGTGTCACTTAATCCTGTTCCGCTTGCATCCGTTAATTTTAGTGTAACCCTCACAGATGTCGATGTCCTGTTTTGGTATGTGTAAAGAGCTGTAGTGTTTGTAGCGTTCACATCCAGACATATAAGCTGGTTGTTGTACTGTAAGGTTTCAGCCACGGACTGACCGCTACCCTTTATGACCCTGAACATGTCTGTGGCAGGTGTCTGGTACTCTGTCCAAACGCTTCCGTTACCCACCCAAAGGAACTCTATTTTTGTTACCTCCCATACCAGTCCAGTTTTTTCATTAGATGTATCTGCCGAACCATTATCTCCATCTAATACTGCAAAGGTAGACCACGTTGATGGGGGTCTTATCTCTGGTAGTGGGTTAGAGCCAGTTACAGTTCCTGTGACAGGCACTACGTTTGCAAGATAGTTTCCGTACCCCGTTGATATTAAAGAAGTTCCTCCCCCAGAAAGTGGATTATCAGCCTTAATAGTAAAGGTATAGTTATCCTTTATTGGGCTAAACTGTGTGTATGTAAAGTACGTTCCAGTGGATGTGGTGATATAAAACTCGTCAGTTCCACCATCCTTGTTTAGGGTAAACTTATTTGTGACTATGCCACCGTTTCCGTCCCTTACCTCTATAAGTTCAGCCGTAGTGGTTGAGTTGTTTAGCGTAATGTTACTAGCCGATGCTAAGTCAAACCTAGCAATCTCAGATAATGGCGCATCATCCTCTGATAAACTCCATACAAAGTTAGTTAGCTTAACTGGTAGTACAGAAAAGTTTTGTTCCAAGCTTGTGTTTAGGTCAGATATAAGACCTGATGTGCTAGACTCCCAGAATATATCTAGGTTAGACACGGTTGGGGCTGTCTCATATACGTTAAGCCTTATCATTAAGTTTGTAACTGTTTCGTATGGTGGGTCTGTAGTTAAATCACCACCCCCTAAAGCACCTATCCTAGCCATCGTTGAAACCCTTCCTATATATGGGTTTGCTCCCTTTAGGTCTGCACCATCACCTACAGTATCCCCAATTCCTTCGGTTGGTATACTATAGAACGGTGAGCTATAGTACTCGTCACCTCTTTCGGTTTTATTTAAACCTATCTCATCCCTGTCACCTATAAGTATCACCTCGTCACCGATATTACTAGGAAAGTATTGAAGGTTAGTTCTTCCTGAGTTAGTTAAAAATCCTTGATTCCAAACCCTTCCGAATAACCTAACAGAGCTAGAAAACTGAACGTCTTGAGGGCCAACCTCTTGCAGGTCTCTAGGAACCTTGTTTATGTTGTCAGAGAAGAGGGTTATGTGTGCCTGGTCTGTGGATGTTTTGTATGTGTTTAAATCAGATGCCTGAAGGGTTATAATTAAATTACCCGTAGTACCACCCAAAACACCACCAGACCCAGTAACCGTTATTGTATCACCATCATCAAACCCAGTACCACCGTCTACCACCGTTACGGTTTGTGCAGAATCAGAGGTAGCAGAAACTATTACCCTTATTATAAGCCCTGTGCCACTGCCGCTAGTAGAATAACCAGACGTTACCCCGACTGTTCCTGTATAGGTTCCTGCATTAAAATCTGTTTGATTAGTGGTTATACTGTCGGTTAGTGCGCCTGGTCCTTCGGAAAGTTCTGTTCCCGTGTACACATCCTGGGGGTACCCGTTTAGTATGGTTGGTAGGTATACGTTATAATAACTCTGCTCCTGCTGCTTAACAACAAACTTGTAGCTATACCAACCCAAGGGGTTTGTTGTTTCGTTATATAAACCCACATATCCTATGTTTGAAGAATTGGTTGGTATTGGTGCGTCAAACTGAACCTGTAGTGAGTCACCAAGGTATTCTAAGTCCATTACAGCTGTCTTGTATGGGTGAAACACCGTTGAGTTAGGTGACAGTATAACGTCTGACTGCCTCCCGTACTTGTCAGATAAAACAACCCCCACCTGATATGTTCTGTTCTGCTTTAGTGTATGGTTTGGGTACTCCCTTTGTGATGTAGAGCTGTCTGTTCCGTATGAAACCTTACCAGCTGCTGTCACAGTGTAGTTTAAGGAATCTAGTGATGCGCTCCTTAGTGTTAGGTTACCATACATCACCCTGTTTCCTGCAACTGCCTGAGCCTTAGCCCTTAATGGCACCCTGTCACTGACCCTTATTGTCTCCTTTGATGGTAAAGCCTTTATTGGTTTTGAAGAGTCGTATGAGTATACATAGTCGATGCCAGTGGCTGTCTCTAACTCATCAAATGTTATTGTGTCTATTACCCTTATAGTTGTTCCGTCAGACTCCTTAAACAATACATCAATCTCTGTCACCTTGTACTTGTCATAAAGGTTGGTTGTGGCGTTACCCAGAGTCACACCATCAGGCATTGGTATGCTTATATCAACCTTGTTCACCTTGTTCTCAAAGAAATCAACCACAGTGCTTTTGAGGGTATTTAACTCATCACTGTTAGCGTCATTGTCCAACACACTTGTAGGTATTGAGTCCTCTAAAAAATATCCGTCCTGCTTTGGTATAAATGCAGCCTGAGAGAATGGTGCTATCAAGGAGTACTCGTTGTCCTCAAACTTAAACCTGTAGCTAAACCTTACAAACTTATCTGACAGGAACTGCTCGTCACCAGTAAACGTATCATCGTAGTATGGGTTTGATGTTTCCCCATCGGGTAATTTTGGGCTTGTAACATCCCACATGGATGGAACCCTATTCATATCTTCTCTCCCTATGATGAATGAAGCTGCTCCAGACGCACTTCCAGCTCCGTATACAAGGTTTAATGCACCTACAGGTACGGATATGGAGTCTCCAACCTCGTAGTTATCAAACCCAGAAGCATCTGTAATCGTAGCCGAAGATATTATATACTCATTAGTAACTCCAGTCGATATTATTGTTACCGAAAACTCAAGTCCATCGTCACCAGACCCGTCAGTCATAACGGAGTTAGTACCCACTGTGAATACCGCAGACCCTGGGGAGGTTGTTGTTATTGTTGGATTGGTTTGTATTGTTAATACTGCTCCAAGAAATAAATCACCATCCCCTGTCAATGTAGTCAGGTCTGGGGACAAACAAGGGTAGTACTTAGCCACAGATATATGGTCCTCAGATGTGTAGTATGGGTTTGCGGAGCCGTATGGGTTTGCTAACGCTAGGTTTACGTTAATCTTTCTTGGCTGGTTTCTATTGTCAGTAAAGAACAGTAGGTTTTCTATAAGGTCGATACCTAGAACCTCGTGCGTGTCTGAAAAGTTTAGGAAACTGCCACCCACCAAGACTGTGTAATCGTTTGATATTGTGTTATATACAGCTATGTAGTGACCCGATGCAGCTGGTGCAGGGTTTGTTAGACTCGTGGCAGATGAGTCCGTGTAGTTAGTTAAAAACGCAAACAACCTGTCGTTTGTGGTGTCCACATAGAAACCTATAATCTTTAGATTGGTATCTGATAAACCAAAATCTGTCAGCTCTATATTACCAAGAACATTCTCCAACACCCCTGAGTCACCCCCAGCAGAGTCTGTAACCGAAGCGTTTCTGGCCTCTATGTATTCTCTGTTTGAGACAAGCCTTGGGTCAAGGTCTTTGTTCATCTTAGCCCCAAGAAAAACATTTTTAGTTTCTGCCATTTAATTCTAGTTTTTAATCATCTTAGACTTACCCCTCATTGTCTGAGTCAGTTCGTCTATCTTGAGGTTAGAAAGCCTAATCTTAGCATTCCTTAATTTGGCATATCTGTCTTGTTTCCAGCGTCTTACAACATACTCTGGCTGGTTTACTCGTGTTGATAGTATACTGTAAACGAGGTGTGAGTACATTGCATCCTCTGCCATTTTAGGAACCCTAGAGTCCTCATGGTAAGCCAATCCGTCAGACACATACTCCACAACAACCAATTTATTAGCTAGGTCACTTGAAAAGCTAAACGAGCCAGTTCTTTCGTTTACAGTAAACCACCCGTTGTTCTGTGCCAATGCTGGGTCTAATCCGTATCTCTGCCCAAAGTAGCCACCGTATCCCCAAGCGTAACCCTGACCGTATCCCCACCAGTCGTATCCTTGGTTTACTTGGTCTTGGTTAAATATACCCGTGATTTGGTTTGGGTTGTTTGTATTCCACCTTTCATCCGTCTGAGCCTCAAGCTGTACGTTGGTACCAAAACCATCCTGCACAATCCCACCCGTAGAGTCCTGCTCTGGGCTTTGTACTGGGTTAATTGTTAGGTTGTTAGCTGGATATATAATGTGCTTCACACCTATGGAGTCTATCCAAGACAGCCGAACGTAGTTGACGTAGTCCTGTGGTAGTGGTATACTAAGGCTTGCTGGCACAGTTAGTTCTATTGAACTTACACTCTTTAGCGTGTCGTAGCTAAACTCTTGCAGACCTCTCTTTGCGTGGAATATAACATCGGTTCTCTTAACGCTGGGTATAAGCTTACCAGCCCCAACGTAAGCGATTAAAAAGTTGTTTATGATGTCCCCTAGCTTGATGTACGAGTAACCCCCGTAATTCGACTCTAATGCGGTCACGAACAAGGCTACCCTTACAAGTATACTTGGCCCTAATACTACTGGTACAGCGTTTGTACCGCTTACTATAGTCGTGCTTGTGTTTGTTTTAACCTCCGAAGCAACGGTAACCCATGTTACCCCGTTATCGTTACTTGTCTGTAGGTAATAGTTTCTGTCATACTCCCCCACAACACCGTCAGTAAGCTCGGTGTCAAATGTTGTTACAAACTCACTTTGAGTTGACGCAGCACCAAGTGTGTAAACCTTTTGACCAACGTAATACTCTTCATTTGTTTCGGTAATTAAACCCCCGTTTGGTGTTGACATATTCTATTAGCTTTTTTCGTTTATCTCCTCAGCCCTTGCTTCTTGCATGGCAACCTGAATTATTTGTGGGTCTCTAATCACTACACCGAAGTAGAACAACAGCTTGATTATAAAGTCAACCCTCTCTGATACATGTAGTTCTATATCCGTTGAGCCGTATGTACTTGCGTTATTAAAATCAGATGCCTGAAGTGTTATTACAGGTCCAGTACTACCAACACCAGTATTAGTCAGTTGACCATTATCAATTGTAATAACATCCCCAACCACATATCCTGTACCTGCTGTGGTTACGCTTAGTGTTACGTTTGTAGGTGTGGTTACGTTTGCAGATATTACAAGCCCAGTACCTGAACCTCCAGTGTATGTTGGTGTGTATGTATTGATATCACCCCCAGTAAGACCAGTGGTTATACTACTTGTTAGTGTGTTTGTGCCTGTGTTTAGTAGTGCCTCCCCGTAAACTGTGGGGTCGTATATGTACTGACCCAGTGTACCCACATTGTACCCCCATCTTGGGTCTGTAGGTTTTCTTAGGTAGTTTACAGAAACACCTGAATTTATACCGTTTGGCTTAACGTAAAGTCTTTCGTTTTCGTAAAGGTATGTCGGAAAGTATTTTGTCGATGCTGTTAGTAATGACTTCTGTATGTTATAAAAATCATTTCTCTGTAGCCTTTGTAGCTCCACTTCACTGTTATTTAAACCAGTGTAAACCACTGTACCTAAGCGATATAGGTCAGTTGGTAGTGTGTAATAAGGTGTGGTTGGGGTTGTGGTATTATCGTATGTTGCGTCACCGAAAGACTTGAATATAGAAAGCTTTTCATCGGTGTTCATTATCCTGTCCGAATAATCTGAGTCAGCCTGTGGGACACGAAGCTGTTGGTTTAGTTCCTCTGCATAGTTCTCAAACATCTGCAACTGAACCTGTGTGGCTATTTTATTAAACTCATTAGGGGTAACGTAACCCCTCTGCTCCTTGTTAAGAATCAGTAATGCGGTCTTATATACCTCGTTAACATTTATAGCCATATTTATTTTTTATTAATTATATGGGCTAGGCCAGTTTTGTTCTGACCTAACCCTATAATATATATTACGTTGTTACATTAATTTTTTCTCGATAGATGAAAATATTTCCATACCCTCGTCTGTCTTGAAAAATGAAGCCATAGCTGAGTATGGGTGTTCATCAAATGGAACGGTCATTAACTTTCTACCATTACTGGCCCAAGTAAATGTGCGTTGGTCTTGAGATAGTTTAATGATACCCTGTTCAGCCGCTTTAATTGCAAAGTTTCTAAGCTGAATATTATCATCTAACGCTAAACTAATAAACAGTCTTGGATTACTCTTAGCCATTATCATAAGGTCTCTTCGTATTTCCTTACTTGTCATCTTAGAAACACCTGAACCCTTTTCAGCTCTAAGTATAGCCTCTGCATGGTCGATGTCAATCTCCCTTGCGGCTGTCATTGCCTCAAGCTCAGTCTCCAAATCCTCTAGCCCATATTCAGCCTCCTGTACAGGGTCAAACTCTCTATAAAGTTTATCCTTGTGTGGGTGATATAAAGACAATAACCTTTGAAGTGACTGCTTCTCTTTAGGTACATTCAAAACACCATCCTTAAAAACAATGTGTTCCATTGTTGCAGAGCCGTTCTGCTCATCTACAAAACAGCTTTTCTGATTTGTTGCGTACCGTATCTCTCTCTGAGTGTTTGTCTCAGTGTCAAACCACAATAGTGGATGCCTTGGAGTGTGCTTACTTGCCAATGTATAAGTTAATGGTGACTTACCCCCTGTCAAATAGTATTGACGGGACTTAATCTCCCACTCATCTTTCTTCTTGGTTTCTTTTACTTCAACTGGCTCAGGAGCTACTGGAGCTTCAATTACAGTTTCAGTTTCTTGTACAACCTCTTCTACTTGAGGTGTTGTTGTTGTTGTTTTTCTTGGCCTTGCCATGATATAATATAATTAAATAGTTTAAAAAAATAAAACTTGGGGCCACATAATGCAGCCCCAAGTTTATAAGATTAATGCTTACGCCGCAGTAGCCTTGAACAACACGAAGTTGTTAGCAGCCTGAGTAACCAAGCAACGCTCAGAAAGGAAATGAACCTTCATTACGTCTTCTCCTGAGGTAGCAGCACCACCTACAGAACCTGTAATCCAAGACTTCATTCTTCGGTCATCAGCTTCAGAAGCACGATAACGAGCGTGAAGGAATGGTCTACGAATGTTAGTACCTAACATCTGGTCGTAAACGGTAGTTGTTCCAGCAGGAACCAATACACCCTCTATGTCTCCTGTAAGACCACGAGTAGAAGCATCGTTAAGATATTTCCAATCAGTCTTGTAGAAGTCGTAAGAACCTCTTCGGAATCCAGAGAATCCTAAGTTCAGAGCCATTTCAGAGCTGTTCTCGAATACTCCGTAAGAAGTACCACCAGCACCGTAAGAGTTCTGAGCAGCAAGCATATCATCCATGTCTAGTGACGTAGCACGATTTAAGAAAAGCATGTTCTCCTCAATAGCACCCTGCTTGTCAAGGTTAGCTAGAATCTTGTCGAAGTCAGCTAAACCACTAGCAGCAGTGAAGTTGTTATACACGTTTCCTCGCTCCTCGATAGCAGCAAAAAGACCTTGTGTACCTTTCACGTTAGCACTAGCACTACCTCCAGCTAGTTGTCCGATAGCAGCAGAACCAGCAGCAGCAAGTTCACCTTCTACAGAAACCATCTCTAGGTAATCCTGAAAACGTAGACGAGTCTCGCCTTCAGCCTTCAAGTACCAAAGGTATCCAGAAAGTCCAGCCTCATCAGTAACTTCAACCCAACCAATTTGAGAAGCGTCAGAACCTGAAACCTCATACTGGTCTTTGATGATTACTGGGCTATTGTTGTACTGAGTGAATGATGGTGTAATAGAACCACTCATAGAGTCAGTACCCTTACCAAATTCAGAACCATATACGAAGATTTTAACCTCTCCACCTTCACCTGGCTGTCCAACAGCAGTAGAAACTGCGTTCAAGTTAGCAGCAGTGTAAGGAAAAGCGTTAACATCCCAGTTAGTAGCTCCAGCAGCAGGCTCGGCATCAACAAAACACTTAACAGAGTTTAGGCTTACTGTGTTATAAACAACAATAGTAGAACCAGCTCGGATAATAGGTTGAATAGATTCTCCAGCAGAGTTTTCACCAGCTACGTTTGTGATTGCTGTTGCACCAGCGGCAATAGCAGGAGCAGAAACAGTAGTAGCTCCTCCACCACCCATACCACCTTCAAAAGAAAGGTGTAGACGGTTTTGCTCAGACCAAATAACTTGGTCAGAAGTCATTGGCATCTCAGCCCCAACCATACGAAGAAAACCAGAGATTGTACGGTTACCGTAACGCTCTACTTCAGCTTCATAGATTTCAGGTAGATACTGCTGTGCGAAGTCGTTTCCGCTTCCATCAGCAAAGTTTAAATAAGAACCTTGAGTAACACTCTTAAAAGGAGTAGGTACCAAGGAAAACGAACCCAACGGGTCGTTAGTTGCAAATGTTCCCATAATTTATTAATTTTTAAATTTATTTTTATTTACTTTAAGTTTGGAGGAGTCAATACCGTTGACAGCCTTAACCTTTAAACCATTTATAAACAGACTGTCGTTTGACGTTTGTCTAGGAGCTTCACCTGTTATGTTTTTAGACTTAACAGAAACATCCTTGATAGCGTCAGCCTTACCCTGCTCGTAAAAGTGTGAGGCAATTTTGTCAACATTTTGAGCTGCGTACATTGCCTTATGATACTCATCAAATTGTTTAACATTACCCTTGTCATCGAGAAACTTTCCCAATATGTTGTTAATGCTAGACTGATTATCAGCAATTGAGTCTGGATTGCTTACCCCGTATCTAAATTTCTTTTCTCCTAGATTGAAATCAAAACCTTTGAAATCGTTTTGGAAAAAGTCCTTAGTCTTAGATTTGAATAAACTTCTAGACTCCTCAGCTTGTTGTTCACCCTCCTTGTAGCGGTTAAAAAAGTCCATTGCCTTTCTTTGTTCGTTGGACTGCGTGGGCCTCGACTTGATTTCCTCGTAGTATTTATCCTTCAAATCATCTAGAAAAGAACGGGCCTTTGAAACCTCTTCTTTTTGAGCAAGTTTTTTTAACTTGATGTCTCGCTCATCATCAAGGTCTTCATCGTAATGAAAGTTTTCTTCCATCACAAAATCTATTTCCTCATCGTCAAGATGTGGTTTTGTTTTTTTATAGTACTCTTTCAATAAAGCCTTATCATCCACAGTAGAGTAGTCTGCGTTTAATCTTACATAGTCCTGTAAGTCCCCACCTGTCTCGTCAATAAACTTTACCAGCTTATCTACACCCTCTGGTAGGTTTACCTTAACCTTATCCTCTGTCTCTTCAACAACAGGCTTTACCTCTTCTTCAGTAATTTCTTGTATTACTACTTCTTGCTCACCCCCATCATCTGAACTGGTGACTTCTTCGGTAGTGCCTTCAGGTTTTGATTCGGGTGTTCCTTTCTCCACTTCTCCGCTAGTTTCGGGTTGGTTGAGTACAGGTATTTCATCTGTGCTTGGCTCTTGAACGGCATCTTCTTTTTTCTTTGAAAGGTCTAACTTAGTTACTGTTTCCTTAGCCTTCTTAGGCTTGACTTTCGATAAATTTACTTTTACTTCTGACATAATATAATATATAATTGTTTAAAATCACTTCGGCTCAAACTGTTCTAAGCCAATACCACCCAATACATCGTTTCCAGAGGACTCAAAGTTTGTTGGTAGTAAGTTGTTTTTTCTTTGGTTGATGAGTTCACTCTGCTGAGTTCCCTGAATCTTAATTCTCTTGTCTTTTCGGTCCTCTATACTCTGTTCTTTCTGACCCTCTGCGTTAGCCCTTACCTGTGCCAACTGCATATTAAAGTCAAACTCAACCTGCATTAACTCTCGCTTAATCTCAGCCTCGGCCCTAAGTCTTTGTATTTCAAACTGAGACTTGGCCTGCTCTATACTAACCTTTTCTTGTGTCAGCGCCTGTTGTTTCTGCACCTCAGCCATTGCAGCCTTTTCAGCAGCCTCAGCGTTTGCCTGTCCCTGTGCCTGAATGTTTTGCATTTGAGCCTGTCTTTCAGCTTCAGCCTTCTTCTTTCTCTTTTGCTTAAGTATTTCGTTGGCAAGCTTTATGTTCTGTATCTCTCTGATGTCTATAACATCCTCTATGTCTATGCCACCAGACTTTAACGCAATCTGTATGTTTTGCTCTAACTGAGCCTTATCCTCATCCTCTGGCTCAAGTTCAAGGTATATACCAAAGTCATGTAGGTGTAACTTACTTATCTCCTGAAGCGTACCCACATTGTATGCACTTATAGCCTCCTGTAGTGAGTTGTTTGTCAATGCAAACTCAATAGAGTCAGCTATTCTTAATGATATGTTTTCACACGTTCTGGCAGATAAATACAGGCTTGACTGTAGTATGTGTCGTGTCGCTACGTTTGATGCATTAGCGGCAAGCTTTTGCAGTCCCACGAGGGTGTCCTCCATTGGTGCGCTACCATCCCTAGCCTCATTGAGTCCAGTTACATCTCTAATCATCTGTAAGTAGTACTGGTATGTATTTATCAACGCACCTATTTTAGCCTGACCGTTAGACGTACTCAGCTCTTGGATTGGAACCTTTCCCCTATTCATATCACCCTCCTGAGTCAAAGACCTGCCAAGTATACTACCAGTTTGGAAGTACATGTTCAATGCCTCCTGTGGGTTGTAGTTTGTTCCGTTCCCTAAGTCAATCTCCGCAAGTCCGTCTATGTCTAAATAAACACCGTCAGGAACAAGCTTTGATATAACCTGCTGTATCTTCAGGTTTGTGATGTTTATCATGTCAGCAAACCCAGTAATTTTACTAACCGTAGATTCTATCCTTCCCTTGTACATACGAGGAGATGAAATAGCGTAGTTCATCTGAACCTTTGTAGTGTCAGCGTATGGTCGGGTCATGTTCTCAGAAAGCCTCCAATCAATCATCTGGTCGTAACCAAGAATCTTAGCCCCAGTATACAAAACCTCTATAGTTCTGGATACCTTTTTAAATGTGTCTGATTCTGGTGGGTTAAAAGAATCTGTTTTTTCTATAATCTTTTCAAGACCATTACCAGTTTGCTTTAACTTAAACACCTGGTTCATATATGTCTTATACTCAAAGTACAAAACCTGTACCGTGTTCTCGTCATAGTCGTTCCAACCAACAACATAGTCAGTCCTGTTACCCATCTTGGATATCCTGTCTAGCTCCTCCTCAGAAATAAATGGGTACTGCTTCTTAAGTTCTGGTATTGTTATAGACCTTACCTCACCTACATAGTACACGTCCTCGAAGTTTGGGTCTTCTGTGTATGACCAAACCATTTTAGCTGGGTCACAGTAATTAATTACAACACCCTCAGCCTTGTTCCAATCAGTCTTTACCGCAGCAATACCAAGAACTGTGAGGTCGTAGTTCAACCTTCTTCTGATTAACTCAAACTTATTCTTGTCCAAGGTGTTGTTTATAACCTCCTCCTCAGCTATCTCTATAGACGGCTTGTACTTAAGCTGCATATGAATAGATATCTCCTCCTCAGTTTCTGGGAGGTTACTCTGGTCTGGTGTGCTGTATAGGTCAAGACCCATCGTTTGTTTTATCTGCTCTATCTCAGCCTTGGCTGTAATGTCCCTCAATAAACCAGATGCGTAGTTTGTTCTTTTCTTTATAGACTCTGGGTCTTGTGCATATGCATTAATCTTGTACTTCTTTTCAGACATACCGTTGACCACGATGTCAACAAACTTAGATATCACTGGCACTGGCTTCCAGTCTAGGTTAAGGTATGAAAGGTCTCCGTTTATAGACAACTCGTCCTTGTATTTCTGTATTGGCTGCTCACCTCTAGCGTACAACCTTAGATTGTGGTATCTGTTCCAGTTAGTGGCAAACCTGTTACCACTTCTCCCCCCATGAAACCACTCACCCTCTATAGCTCTTCCTACTTGAACGCCATACTCAAAGCTCTTTTTTTCCTCGTCACTAACGACTTGGCTTGGGAACGAACTATTTGGATTTGTGCTTATATTCATCTATCTATTATTTTAGAAATACTACCAGTATTGTCATATCTTTTAAAGCCAAGGCTGATGTTATTTCTAACCACTTTGTTTATAGGTGCGTATCTATTTTTGTTACAGGCCATTACCGCCAGTCCTGAACTAATAGACGCATCAAACTTCGTTCTGTTGTTTATATCAAACCTTGCCCAGTCATTTAATGTTCTGTCGAAATACATATCCCCGTACTGGTCATCGCCTATGACACCAACACACTCGTCTATGTAAGTTTCTATTGCGGCTGCATGAGCCTGCTTAATGTCTTCACTTGAGTTAGGTATACCGCCTATCTCTTTTTCTGTCTGTGAAAGGTTGTTCCAAACCCTGTCTGGTCTGTTCATAGAGTATCCCCTGTAACCCCTTCTCTTAATGTGGTATAAAAGTCTTGGCTTGTTATTCTCACAAAGTATTGGCATACCGTAAAAAATAATAGCCATTAATATATCCTCAAAAAATATCTCAGCGGTCTGTGGTCTGGATATATACTCCAGAAAAAAGTGGTTTGCTGGTGCCTCCTCCATAGAGAACTTTGTCAGTCCGTGTAGAGAACCATTTGAACCTACGCCACTTACGGTTCCTGATATGTCGTAACTGTCACAACCAAATGCTCCTACATGCTCGTTTCCAGGATACTTAACCCCATTCTTTAGTATTACTCTATTTTGCAGATTTATTGGGGGAACCCATGAAATTAAAAACCTTCCGTTGTTACTAGGTAGGAATATTACCCTTGTATCTTTTATACCATTCTCCCACTGAAAGTTACCCTTACTGAGTATGTTAGTGTTTCTAAGGTCCTGATTATAATCTATCTGCTGGTATATTCTGGTGAGGTTAAACAAAGAGTTCTTAGCCTCATCCCTAAATGCATGCTCCACTGTTCTAGGGAACTGCCTGTAAAATTCATTAAGACCATCCTGGTCGTTCTTTAAGCCCTCTACCTCGTTCTGCCAGTAGTCAATGACACCCATTTGTATTTCATTACCAAACGTGTCAAGCACCTTGTCTTCTGGTGTTTCAAACACAGGGTATCCATACTCGTCTATGTATCCCTCGTAGTTCCACTCCATTGGTATAAACAACCCGTAAAGACCAGATGCCGTCTGCCCGTTGGCATTTCTTTTTGATACGTCAGAGTTCTCGTACAGCTTCTTAAAGTTTTCACCACCCTTGTCCAAAGAGTTTGATGTGCTACCCATCATGCACTTCCCAATCACCCTGCTACCCAGCCTCAGACATGTCTTAGTAACCCTCCAGTTGTTTAGTATGTTTGTGGGTTTTTCCCACTTACCACTCTCATCATGCACCAACAGGGATAGCTTCTCACCATCATATGAGTTGTCTCCCGTGTTCTTCCAGTCTATCGTAGTGTCAAGACCCGTGATTTCCTCAACCTTGTTGTTACTGTCCAGCTTCTTTCTAGTGAACTTAGATGCTGGCACACGATACGCAAGCTCTGTCTTAGGTCTGTCCATACCATCCTGTATGGGTTTAAAAAAGAACGGGTAGTTTACCGATATCGGTACCACCTTATCTGTGAACATTTTCTTGGCATCGGGTCCTGTCTTAGACAGTATACCAAACCTTGAGTCGCTGGATAGTGTTGCTAAGTTTACAGTTTCTGCCGATGACATAAAAGAAAAGCCAGAGCGTCTATTCTTTAAGTAGCACATCCCGTAGCTTCTGTGGTCTGCCTTACACGCCTCCCAGAATATAAAGAACAGCCTGTTAGACTCCCTGAAGTCTGGCTTACCAATATCTATCTTAGACCACTGTAGGTAGTTGTAGTGAGAACCAGTTATGTATGTTGGCTTCTTGTTGTTCACAAACCAAAAACCCTCTTCCCTTCTGGTAAACTCTGTGTCTATGTAGTCAAACCACTTGTTCTTAAACTCATCTGGTGCCTCGTTCCAATCAAAAACACTCTTAAACCTAGACAACTCCTTTGGGTATGTTGTATACTCCCACTTACTTTCACTAAACCTAGTCACATTTGACTCAGTTGGTAACGCTATCTTAAGTCCCTGTATTTCGTATATGTCCCCAACCTGTCCAGTCTTACTTATAACCACAACATCGTGGTCCTTGTTATAACCATACACCCACTTCTTACCCTTGTTCATCCTCTTCAGAACGTGTGGCTTTATGTGGTCATCAACTATATTTACTAGCGTCTGTTCGTACATTACTTCTTAGACCTGTTTTCAGCAAAACCAGAGAACACCTTTTTTGGTGCCTCAACCTTTTCTACGTTGTTCAGCATATTCTCCTCCTCGTTAATCCTGTTTAGGATTTCAAAGGCATCAAATATTGCAAGCTTTTTAGTGGCCGCAGCGTTCTTTAATCTGTCCGCTGATACATCATCCTCACCACCAGTAACTATCGGCTCCCTAGCCACCTTAATTAGTTCCTCAACCGCTGTTCGTCCAGCTTGGATTATACTTAGTTTCGCTTCCTTCGTCTCCATAGGTCAAAGCAATATTTTTAGATTTCATACAATATAATAGTTCACCGTCCACCACAAACTCAAACTCTGACTCTGGGGTAAACCCCACAACCATTCCTGGGTGTACATCGTGTTCTTCAAGCGTCTTGTTGCCATACCTAAGTATACCAGTAAGTGGCTTCTCCTTCTGAGATGACCAATCATCGTCATTAACAACTGGCTGTACAAAGCAGTAGTCAAGGTGTGATTCATTGTCACCATAAAGATATATCTGCTCTGGTGAACAAGCGTACATATCTTCTTTTATATGGCTACGACTATTCTTTTCATTACCCCTTATGTCGTAAAACCTCCTAAACACATTATGGTGGACAATAACCTTGTCACCAACCTTAATATCTGTTACAATGGATAGTGGTGTGGCTATTACCTCTGCCTCGTTACTAACGCTCTTGTAACTCTCAATCTTTGTGTTGGTCACAAAACTAACCCCACCAATCTCCTTGGTATTGTTGTACCTTCCAGATACAGGCTTTATAATAAAGTCATACACACTCCTCATGCGTGTTAGTATTTTAGGTCGTACTCCACAGATATACCCATGTTCTTGTTGAAGTCCTTCCAGGGCATAATCTCATCGTTCTTGGTTATGTATATCCTGTACACATTATCCTTTTCGATGTCCTCTATGTTTGCCACGCAATGACCACCATATACCTCCTGTCCTACAGCGTAGTGCATGGCATTGTCCTTGTACTCCTTACCTATGGTTATCTTCCTTATAATAGACACAACTACTCAGTTTCAACCTTAGTGTACGAACCGTCTGATAGGTCTATGTTGATAGCACCGTACTTTTCCTCAAGCTCCTTCTTGCTAGTATTAGAGTCACCTAGTACCTCAATGTATGCCTTTAAAAGACCATCCTTTTCGGTCTCTATAAAACCTATTCTCTTAAGTAGGTTGTTTAACTCTACCTGCTGCTCAACAATCTTGTCAAGCTCTTCTTTTTCTATTTTCATTTTATTAAATTTAATTATACCCTAACTCTTCTTACTTAACCCCTACAATGTCTGACTTTGTTCTTATTAATTATTAAACGGGTATTTTACCAAAAGGTACCCCACCTTTTTTATACGCCTCTTTTTCCCAAGGCTCTTTACCTGTACCCATCATGTTTAATGAACGGGAGTATTTTTTACCCTTCCAATAAAAGTTAGGACCGTCCCAATCTAGGTCACCCCTCTCGATTTGGTCAACGTGGACCTTTTCGTGTTTGATGACCGCATCGTGATATTTTGGGTCTACGTCTTTGTTTATGAGGATGGTTCCGTTCTTGTTTGTTCTACCAAGAACAGACCCCTCTTCCTTAAAGTCATTCAAGTATACCGCAGGTCCGTCAAGATTGTATGGGGGTTTGTCTAGCTTAAAGCCCATTACTTTCCTCGCTTGTTGTATTGATTTTTTCCACCAGACTTAGCGTCTCTGACGATTACGTTTTCACCTTTCATCATAGGCTTCTTGCCTTTCATGTTGGCTCCTTTTATTTTACCTACTCGTCTTTCTTGTCTAGCTTCACGTCTTTCTTCACGTCTTTCTTGTCTAGCTTCTTTAGGAGTTTGTGGGTCACCACCACTTACAATATTAGCTGCTTTTGCGACAACCCTACCAGGTGCCATAGCTATGTCTTTTAGGTTTTCTGAGTGTTCATAAGCATCTTTCCTATTAGCTTTTTGCATTTTAGCTTTTGAGATAACCCTACCAGGTGCCATTCGCATCGTACCAATACCCATCATGTTTGCACCATCTCCGTACATGTTAGCTCCTCGACCACCCATATGCTTAGAGATTGAGTTACCCATCATGTTAGCACCTGCACCCTCTTCAGCTTCCTTTCTATCTCTTCCTTTGCCAAAAGCCTTTCCAGCTAATCCACCAGCTACTGCCCCTAAAGGTCCGAATGCTAACATACCAAGGCCAGCCCCAATGCCAGCACCTTTTGTTTCTTTTTTACCCATACCTAATAAATCTGGGCCTTTTTCTTTTACCATTTTTTTATTAATTGCATCTAATCCTTTTTGCATAATATTCTTACCCGTTTCTGTTTTACTAAAATCATTAGCAGCCTGTGATATCTTCTTAAACTCTCCAGAACCCTTCATTTTGAATCCCTTTCCTTCACCAAGGCTTTCAATACCTTTAATTACCTTTTTTCCAACGGAAATTAATGGTGGTAATACAGTAGCAGCAATACCCGTAGCAGCACCAATCTGGGCAAGAGTTAGACCTCCAGCAGCAGCAGTAGCAGCAGCAGCAGCATTTGGTCCCTTCCCGTACATACTAGCACCATCCTTGTCAGCTCTTTCGTTTTCTATGTAGTGTAGCCTAGCCTCTGGGCTTAGGTTTTTGTTGTACGCCATAGATTCATCGTACTTTCTTTCAGCTCTCTTTGATTTTTTTTCAGCCTTTTTGGCTTGTCTCTTTGCTCTCATTTTTTGTAATTAAATATCTTAAAACGGTTTTATAAATTTCCACCCAATCTTAACCAAGACTACGATTGATGCTATTAGTATAATCCAGAACAGATACCTCTTTAGGTACCTCTTCATTTGGTCTAGTATTCCTTCCTCCCTTACAACTACCCTTTCAAACGGTATCTCCACCGTGCGTATGATTGTATCGCTTTTGCACTCGCCCTGTATGTATGTCGTGTCACCGACCCTAACATACTTAACTCTAAGCTTGTCCTTATATAGATATGTAGTATCTCCAGGTATATCAACAAACGAAGTGTCATATTCAATCCTGTCCGATATAATGTTGAATGTGTCATGTAGTGTGTCCTTGTTTAAAAGTCTAGGGTATTTAATTGTAAGTTTTTCTATCCTACGTTCAGCCCTCCTAAATTTATTTTCTAACCTCTGTTCGACAGAACACGAGTTAAATAAAAATACAATTAGGAGTATAAAGAATATACCGTATTTCCTTTTACTCTTTTGCATTTCAATACTTGATTTCTATTATCCCTTTCTTTGTAAGAAACATGAACCCAGTCTGGGTTATCTTCGTTTCCGTACTCCCAGATAAGCTGGTCAAAGTCCAAGTTGTCTTTTATAAAGTTAAACATCTCAGCGTTTGACATTCGTCCAAGTGTGTCATCAATGTCCATAGCTGCACCATTAATAGCGCAGTGCTGCGAACTTGACGAACCCCCGATAGCTCTATTTAACTCTACACTTCTGAACAGACTGTTGATAGCTATTGGTCCACCAACATGCTCTCTAAGAGGCTCAAACACCTTCTCACACAGTAGCTTTATGTTTTCCATCTGCTCACCGCTGGGTATGTTTTCTATACCCTTCCTTGTTGCTGTGTTGCTTTTAATTACCTCCTTGTAAGAAACGTGTTCAGTTACCTTCATTTTTTACTTTTAATGGTTATCCATTTATGGAGTGTGTACCCTATGGTCACAGACAGTAGTATTATCTTTAAAGACATCTCTAGGCTGCTAAAAGATATTCCGAGTGTTGTTATATTAATCAACACGACTTTCATTTCGTTATACATTAACTTAATTAAAGGCATTACTATCCCTCTTCTTTATCCTTCTTGCCAAAAATCTTTCCTGCCTCAGCAATACCAAAAGCACCAAGAGTGACTATAACAAAAGAGTTAAATATAATGTCATTAATAACAAGTTCTTTTTCCCATAACCCAGTTACAATGTCTGTGACTGCAAAAAGTGTCATCATAGCAAACGAAAGGAAACCCACTATGTTCTTTTCGTTGTACTTATTTCTGTTTTCAAATATTTTCCAGAAAGACATACTAAAATCCTTTTGCTCGTTCAGTTATAGGACCCATCTTGCATGGTGGCTGATTCTTAGCTAAAAGACGAATACCGTCAATACCATTACTATCACCCTTTTTGGTTGGAAACTGACTCATATCTAACGGCCCGTCCCATATTGCGTTTATACCTAAATCTTTCTTCATTTTCTTGTTATTTATTTTTATACAATTCCCCTTGACTTTTGAGACCCGTAAAGGTCACCAAACAAATTATCAAGATTATCGTTCTGTCTGTTAGACACAGGATTTACCGTAGCACCTACTCTAGTTGACTGGGATACAGATTCTGCACCAGTCCTTTCTTTTTGAGTGTATAGACCTTCGTTTTGCTGCTTGAAATATTCAGCCTGTGCTGGGTTAACATTACCCATCCTAACCTCCTTGGCTTGTCTAGCTAACTCAGATTGTTGTGGGTCAATCGCTGGTGCTGGTGTAGTTGGTGGTGGTACTGGTGTAGAATTATCGACTTTTGCTTCCTGTTCTGCCAAAGCTGAGGCAAAGCTAGTCTGAGAGGCCATATTAGTCAAATTAACAATACTCTGGCTGTTATTTTCTTTTTTGCTTCCAGAAATACCACCAATAACTGCTCCAGAAACACCACCAATAATTGCTCCACCAGCCCCACCTGCAGAACCAGCGGCACCACCCGTTAATGCACCCTTTAATGCACCCTTTAATGCACCACGAATAGCATTAGGACCATCACCCCTACTATGCTTAATTTTTTTCATAAGTCCCCCCTCATTTTTTTAGGTCCAACATTTTTTTTAGCTCTGCTTAAGGCTCTGTCTATAGCCATCATGTTTGCCCCGTCACCGTCTGAGCCGTAACCCATATCCTCAAGTCTATCCATTCTATCCTTTCCAGGACCCCTAAGCTTGCCAGCAGCTTCCCTTGACTTAAGTTTAGCTAACTTCTTTTCTTGTCTTCCCTCAAATTTACCAGCCCTCTTTTCCTGGTTGTATTTCATTTTCTTTTCTCGGTACTCTAGTCTAGCTACCTGGGCAGTGTGGCCCCTCTCCTTTGCTATTCCTTTTCTTATGTCTATCTCGTCCTGACTTGGTAGTAGTGTCCTGATAGGATACGTTTGCATACCAGATGAGCCGTAGTTTGTTTTAAGTGTGTTGTCACCAGTGCTTGTGTCTAATGATGCATTAGTGTTGTACATGTTTGTAACATCCAAACCTGAGTCCACATCCCCTACATATTTCTTATTGTTTGCCATCTTTAAGTTCTCTTGTAATATATATTACCTGTTTTTGTCATTATTAACTGAAATAATTGATTTAGATAAAACTTTGTCCATGTAAGTCCTACCCAACATAATCTTGTTGTGAGTGCTGGTGGGTAAATCCTCCTGTCCGAGCATTATCTTATACATCCTGTTAATTAACTGCTTAGTTCTAAGGGCCACCTCGTACACATGGTACCTCTGTGTTGTGTGGTTCCTTTTTCTCCAGACCACAATCCACCCGTTCTTTAGCAGCCTGTCCCAACGCCTCTTGTCCCAGCTGTAGGAAAACACACCCGTCTCGTAGTCCTTCCTGGTGAACCTACCCTCACAGTCCAGGTATATTAAAAGCTCTAGGTCAGAGTCTGAAAGGCCATTAACCTTACACGCCCACTTCCTTATTGTCCTGTAATGCTTTAATAGGTTTATATCTTTTAGAGTCTGTGGCTCTAGCCTCATAACACAACGACAACGTCAAACTCTTTTATCACCTTGTATACCACACCCTTTATCTCCATATCGAAGCCAGCGTGTCTGTCGTAATAAACCGTGTCACCCTCAGTGATACCCTCAACAAGGTTACCAACCTTAGATACTGTAGCCTCTCTGTACCTTATGTCTTCTTTATGAGCGTCAGACAAGATTAGACCACTCTCGTTCTTAGTGCTTCCCTCCTTTACTGGTTGGATGAGCATGTACTTACCTATAGTCCTCATTTCTGTCTAAGGTTATTGATTACACAGTTTGTGGACATAATAGTCGTGGACACAGACACAGCGTTCTTTAATGCACTCTTTGTAACGAGTAGTGGGTCAATGATTCCAGCCTTTATCATGTCAACTGTTTTTCCAGTCTTTACATCGACCCCATATCCCGTCCTCTTATCGTAGATAATCTCATCGTACTCACCATTTGTCATAATAACCTCGTAAGGCTTTCTAATGGCCCTTAAAAGGGCTTGTTCGACCTCATTCGATGTCTTTACCTTGTTGGATGCGTTGAGTAGTGCTACGCCACCACCTGGGAGTATTCCCTCCTTTATGGCGGCCCTTGTTGCACAAATAGCATCCTCAACCCTGTCGCTCTTCTCTTTAAGTTCTACCTCAGAGTTGGCCCCAACCTTTATGACTGATACCTTACACGATAGTATGGCAAGTCTTTTTTCTAGTTGTAACTTCTTGCCTGGGAACTTTGTTTCCTCCATCTGAGACTTAACTAGTTCTACAAGCTCTTTTACTTCGTCATTTAATTCATCCACCTCAAGGATTGTCTCCTCCTTGTTGCTTATAGCCTTTGAGCATTCGCCCAAGTGTTCTGGCTGTATGAGGTCCATGTCATCACCCAGGTCTTCGTTGATTACCGTTGCACCTGTGATAACAGCTAGGTCCTGCATTCTTTCCTTCCTGTTGATACCGTAGTCTGGTGCGTCAACAACATTGACCTTTATGTTACCCTTTATCTTGTTCATAGCTAAAGCAGAAACAACCTGCTCGTCAGCGTCCCCGATTATAAGTAGCTCCTTGTTATTCTTTATAACGTATGCTAGTATCGGCTCTATCTTTCTTATGTTATCTATCTTATTCTCTACGATAAGAACCAGGGGGTTGTTTAACACACAAGACCCACTATCCTTGTCTGTGATAAAGTGAAAGTTCTTCAGTGGCTTATCTAGTGTTGCACCATTAACAACCTCAAACGATGTCTTCTCGTCCCTTGATATCTCCATTGTCACCACACCACCCTTTCCAGATGCGTTGAACGCAGATGATATTATATCACCCAGCTCCTCGTCATTGTTAGATGAAATGGTGGCAACGTGCTTGAGCATCTCACCACTCACATCCTTGGCCCTGTCTTCTAGGTATTTAATTACTTTTAACGTTGCTGAGTTTATACCAGCCTTAATTTCTCTTTCACTGAAACCCTCAATCTTTTGGGCCTCATTTATTATTGAGTGGGCTAGTATGGTTGCCGTTGTAGTTCCGTCACCAGCTTCCTCCACTGTCTTTCTTGCCGCCTGCTTTAACAGTGTGGCACCCATGTTTTCTATTGGGTCTATTAGCGTAACTGCGTTAGCTACCGTCACACCGTCCTTTGTTACCACAGGGTTTCCAGAGCCGTCCTCTAGAAGCACACACTTACCACTTGCTCCAAGGGTTGAACTTACCGCTAGGTATAGCTTATCTATACCGTTAAACACATTCTCCCTAGCCTCACTACCAAAGCTAAGGTGTTTGATTATTTCGTTTGACATTACTTAATTAAATTTAATTGAACTTGTTATGTTTCGTGTTAAGGACGAGTGTAGGGGTCCTTAGATGTCTGTTTTTTTCTTAACCCTGTTCTTTGCGGTCAGTAGTACCCTCTCCTCTAGCCTAGCCAGACTACTTTTTAGTTTTCCGTTGTCCTCTATCAACTCCTCTATTCTTTTGTACAGACCCTCTATCCTCTTCTCCAGCTCTCCTATCCTGTTTTTATTGTCTTCCCTGATGCTAGATTTAAAGGAGTTAGAGGTTTCTATTTTTTTCTTCCATATGTTCCAACCCTCCTTCAAGCCCAAGGCACCAATCAAAGCAACTAACATTGGTATAATAGTCCCTTCGTCCATATTTATATTCCTTCGTTATTAAATTCGTATCTCCAAGCGTTGAATGCTGAAGCTGATTCAAACATTTTGACTTTTGCGGAATCAATCGAAACCGTGCTTTCAATTCCAACGTGTTCAGTTGTGCTTTCGTCCTCGTTGTAATAAACGAAATCCCAAGTTATAGCCGTGTCGGCTACTTCATAGGTATTGTCTGTTATGTATCCGTAGTGTGTCATTAGTGTGCTACCCAACAAGTGGATGTGTCAAAGTTATTCAAAGCCATATCTGACCCGTTTTGAGCGGTTGCTGTTGAATCAGGACTGCTTTGATTGAAGTTAATGTATTGCTTAGGCGTTCCGCTAATAACTGTGGTTGGATTATTTCCTGCACCACCGTTGTATATGTCTTGGACTTCAGTAAGCGTAACCGTTTCTTCGCTTACAAACCAATCGTCAATCGTACCATCTAACATGAGCGATACTGAGTTACCCCGCCTGCCCATATATCGATAGGAAAAGATGTTTGTATTTGTTCCCACCGTACCGTAATCAACTCCATCAATTACTAACTTGATTACGCCTGAAACTCTATAATAGCAGTAGTGATGCCAATCGCTGTTCGCGCTCCAATTATAGTTGGTGTCGTAATTTGCTCCGTTTACCCTGATTCGGAGACGATTTATGGCAGCGTTTAAAATGTAGTCTGATTCAGTGGCAGATGTTACAATGAATTGAGTCGCAGCACCACCTCCTGTTAAGGTACTTTTAAACCACCAAGAAATAATGAAGTCACCTGTTACATCTACGTCAACAGCAGGGTCGGTAAGTAGATAATCATTAACACCGTCAAATAACAAAGCGTTTTCAAAGTCATATGCACCACCACCACCACTCGAACTTGTTGCCCCAAAGTTTAATCCTAACATATATTATATTTTACCAACAATTATCCAGTTGTTTACTGTTATTTGTTTCAATGTTGCCCCACCCCATTGTGCTGTAATTGGAATGGCAGTGTTTGCACCATTTAAGTTAACCCCTAACGCTGGGGTTATTGTTACCACACCTGCACCTGCTTGAATTATGTCAATCTCTGTACCTACAGGAAATGCTTGTGCTGTATTTAATAGAATATTTACAGTTACCGCTAAAGCACTATCAGAGTATATAAAAGTACCCTCGTGTGTGCCTAGTGTTAGGTCTATAGTTGCAGTTGTGTCAGTAACTATTGGTCTTTTACCTGTTATGTCTTGATTGCCTGTTATAGCTCCAGTCATTGCTCCACCTGCTAATGGTAATGCTGTTGCCCCAAGTGCTGCCCCTGCTGTAACTGTTGCAACTGCCACCGAATTTATAGTGGCTACCGTTGTTACTCCTGTGTTGTCAATTGTAACATCCCCTGACATTGCAACCGATGCTGCTTGATTTGAGGCGTTACCTAAAAACATCTTAGCCGAATCAAGGTTTGGCGTTGCGTTTGCCCTGCCTGCGCCACCTACTCTGATGATGCCAGCACTTGGGTGACTTCTGATGACTCTACCGATGTTCTGAATGGCTGCTAACTCTCCGCTTGGTGGTGTGTCTGTCAACTCACCTGGTGATGTTGAAACGTATAGTGTATCGCCTTCACTAAACGCTGATGTGTTTAGACCTGTCAAGTTTCCTAAAGTCACTACTTCACAAGCTGCATTGTTATTTGAGTCCGCATAGACTAAACCAAATGCTGGTCTTGCAGTAGCATCATCCGCGTCTGCTAAATCGACAAGCGCTACTTCACCGCTTACTCCTGTAATTGAAACAACCTTGCCTTTTAGTAAGGTCGCTCCGCTTTCGTTTTTTGCCTCAAATCTAACCGCGCCATTCAAGTCACCGATAAAATCATCTGACGTTACTGTGCCTGTGATGTTTATATCACCTGTGCCTGTTATATCGTAGGTATTTAAATCTAAGTCACCGCCCAACTGTGGAGTAGTGTCATCGACTACCGCAGCAATACCACCACCTACTGTAGCGAATGATAACTGCCCAGCACCATCTGTTTTTAGTACTTGGTCTATTGTTCCATCTGCTTGTGGGTAGCTGATGCCATCTAATATAACACTACCTGTAGTATCAGGTGTTATTGAAATATTTCCACCAGCCCCTGACACAATACTGTTACCATTGACATCTAGGTTTCCACTAAGTACTGGTAAAGCATCACCCGAAACACTACTTAATTTATTGTTAAATGTGTTCCAATCAGTTGAAGTTAAGTACCCATCTACTGACGTTGTTGCTTGTGTTATTGTCAAGTCAGGGGTTGTAGTGCCGTTTGTAACCGATAAAGGTGCATTAGTTGTCACTTCAGTTACTGTTCCACTACCACCTACTGTAGCGAATGATAACTGCCCTGCTCCGTTGGTCTGAAGCACTTGTCCTCCTGTTCCATCTGCTTGTGGGTACTTAATACCATCTAATACAACATTACCCGCAGCATCAGGCGTTATCTTTATGTCTTGTCCACCATTTGAAACAATACTGTTAGTGTTGACATCTAGGTTTCCACTAAGCACAGGTAGAGGGTCACCCGAAACACTAGTTAATTTGTTGTTGAACGTGGTCCAATCAGTTGAAGTTAAATAACCATTTACTGATGTAGTTGCTGCTGCCATCGATATATCTGGTGTTGTTCCACCTGAAGAAACTACTGGTGATGTACCTGTAACGCTTGTTACTCCACCACCACCACCAGCGTATTCTGGAATATTTAGGGTACTACCCACTAAGGTAGCCGCGCCCGATGTACCAGTTGTTGTTAATGTTAACGTGTCTTGTTTTGCGTCTAATGCACTCTGTAAATCGGTCTGGGTAGACAGCGTTCCAGTAATACTACCCCACGTTGTACCACCGCCACCACCTGAAGCTAGGTTGACGATGCTCTGGATTGTTACAGTTTTAGTAGCCCTTGGGTTCGTTGTGTCCTCGTTGTCTATAATCAGGACATTGTCAGATACCGTTGGTACAGCCTTTACTGGATATGTGTAATTAATTGCCATTTTTTTTCTTTATATTTTTTTTAGTACTTACCCCTCTTGCTTTTTGGGGAAGATTTAGTGGAGCCACCCTTGCCAGCCCATAGATTTTTACATGCCCAGTACCTTGCTGACAGCTTATCGTTGGCTGAACCGCATTTATGTCGTGCCTTGAAGCTTTTCCTAGCCGCATCACTGTAATTATGCCCATATCCAGAGGCTCCGAAGTGTATTATCTTCTCTTTACCACCAGAACAGGCTTTAACCATTTTTTTCTTGCCAGGTCTGGAGGACTTTGTGGGTTTATTGCAGGACATTTTGGATTTGTCCACCATGTTTGGACCTACACCCTGGACTTTTCTACTAAGCCATGTACTGTTCATCACTTTTTCTCTGA